GTGGAACAAATCAATACCATATAACAATAGAGCTACAATACAGGCAACATTTAGAGAAGTATTTGAACCATGAGTACTGCTCCTATTATCACTGATCTACAAAAGATCAATCCTTCAGCAATAATTGAATTGTTTACAATAACTACTGATGCCACTTTGCATGGATCTGCACAAACTTACAGATTTCATAATGGAACGAGTTTAAATAATAATGGAGATGTTATTTGGGCTGGAAATACATATATAAAAATGCCAATACAGGCAGAGGGTTTTGCTTTTCAAAAAGGCCAACTTCCTAGACCTACTCTGACTATCAGTAATGCTCTTGGAACTATTACAGCTATCTTGTTAAATGTTAATCAAGTAACAACAGGAAATGATTTAACTGGAGCTACTGTGACAAGAATTAGAACATTGGCACGTTATCTTGATGCTGTTAACTTCCCTGTAACAACTACCAGCACTACAACGACTGAAACCATTGCTGACCCTTCTGATGCTGAATCTGTGACTTACACAGTGACAGTGGTGCAAGATTCTGGAGGTAATAATGTTTTTGCCATTAATGGAGTGCAAAAACCTGTAATCACAATGAAACGTGGGTCAACTTATATATTTAATCAATCTCATAGTTCAAATGTTGGACATCCTTTAAGAATAAAATCTGATGCTGGAGGGCAACAAAGTACAACAAATGCTGGAACTCTCGGAACAGATGCCACAGTTACTTATCAGCCAGCTTACCCTTCTGCTCCAAATGATTTGAGATATTACTGCACAGTTCATGGAAATAATATGGGTAATACAATCACAATGAACGATCCAAGTACCACAACTCAAGAAACAACAACAACCACATCTCAACAAGTAAATCCATTGGGAACTCCAGATCCTACAGCAGAGTTCCCTCAAGAAATATATAAAATAGATAGAAAATCAGCAGAAAATAGAGATGTCGTACAATTTGAGTTAGCTGCTGTATTTGATCTTGCTGGTATTCGTGCTCCTAAAAGACAATGCACTAGAACTGAATTCCCTTCGATTGGTACGTTTATAGCATGAATTGGAAAGAAAAAGCACTTGCTCATGCAAAAGAACAAGATCCTAAAGAGTGTTGTGGTTTATTGTTAAATATCCGAGGAAAAGAAAGATACTATCCTTGTCGTAATCTTTCAATGACAGATCATCAATGTTTTATCATTGATCCAGAAGATTATGTAAAAGCAGATAACACTGGAGAGATAACAGCCGTTGTTCATAGCCACCCTATAACACCACCTACACCTAGTCAGGCTGATAAAATTAGTTGTGAGCAAAGTAATCTTCCGTGGCATATTGTTAACCCAAAAACAGAACAATGGGGATACTGTGAGCCTTGTGGATATAAACCACCTTTATTGGGTAGACCTTGGGTTTGGGGTGTTACTGACTGTTGGAGTTTAGTCAGAGATTGGTATAAAGAAGAAAAAGGTATTAAATTAAAAGATTGGGATAGACCTACAACACCAGAAGAATTTATTTTGAATCCTTTATTTGAAACTTGTGCATGGAGAACTGGATTTAGGGAACTTAGACCAGATGAAAAAACAATAAATGGCGATGCCTTACTAATGTCTATTGGATCTCCTGGTTTAAATCATGTAGCTATTTTTTTAGATGGGGATGTTTTACACCATTTAACCGATAGACTATCTTGTAGAGAGCCTTATTCTCAATGGTTGTTAAAATGCACAGGAGGTAGGTATCGTTATGTTGCGTAAATTAAAATTATATGGCGAGCTTGCAGAGTTTGTAGGTCATAAAGAATTTGAAATACAGGTAGATAGTCTTGCAAAAGCAGTAAGTTTTCTTGTCAATAATTTTCCGCAGGTAGAAAAATACATGAATCCTCAATATTATCAGGTTAAAGTTGGTAATTATGCTGTAAATGAAGAAGAAATACACCACCCAATAGGACAGGAAGATATACATATCGTTCCTGTAATAGCTGGTGCTGGTAGAGGTACAGGAAAAATATTGATTGGTGCTGCTTTAATTGCAGGTGCTTTTATTTTTGGTCCTGCTGGCTTTCTGACTGCTTCAGCAGCGAGTAGTACTGCTGCTGTGACAACAGGTACAGTTATAGCAAAAACAGCATTTCTTCTTGGAGCAAATTTAGCACTTATGGGTGTTGTTGAAATGTTATTTCCTTTGCCAAAACCGAAAGAATTTAGCTCTGAGCAAGACCCAAGAGTATCATTCAATTTCTCTGGGACGCAAAACACATCAAGAGCAGGTACACCTGTGCCTTTAGTCTATGGAGAGATAATTACAGGGTCAGTTGTTATAAGTGGTGCTGTTGATACTCAGCAGGTACAAGCATGACAGACGCACCAAAAAATATTATTGGTTCTGGTGGTGGTGGTCCCTCGCAACCTCCCCAACCTACAAGAACTCCTGATACTTTACACAGTAGGCAGTTTGCAACTTTTCTTGATCTTATTTCTGAAGGAGAAATAGAAGGTTTTGCTACTGCATCGAAAGAAGGAAGAACAAAAGGTACAAGTGCATATAATAATGCTGCCTTGAAAGATGTATTTCTTAACGATACTCCTGTTTTAAAATCAACTGCTGATTCAACCAATCCAGTTACAACTGATTTCAATTTCCAAGATGTAACATTCAATCCTCGTTTTGGAACGTCAGACCAAACAAAAGTTGAAGGTATAGAAAGTAGTTCTTCTATTACTGTAGTAGGAGTAACTGTAACTCAATCTTCACCAGTTACTAGACAGATAACAAACTCAAATGTTGATGCTGCAAATATAACAATCACTTTTCCTCAAATACAAAAGGCAACAGATAAGGGAGATTTACTTGGTTCATCTGTTTCATTAAAGATTGCTGTTCAATATAATTCTGGTGGCTTTACTGATGTAATTTCTGACACCATTACAGGAAGAACTGCTGATGCTTACCAAAGAGATTACAGAATAAATTTTACAGGTTCTTTCCCTGTCGATATAAGAGTTACCAGAGTTACTGCTGATAGTTCAGATTCAAGTTTGCAAGACTCATTTCAATGGACAAGTTTTGCTGAAATAATTGACGATTCTAATACTTATGCCAATAGTGCTTATGCTTCTATTCGATTGGACTCTATGCAGTTTCAATCAATACCTAGTAGAAAATTTCGTATTAGAGGAATAAAGGTAAGAATCCCTGGTGCTGGTGCAAATAGCTCTGGCACTCCAACTGTTGACAGTGCAACTGGTCGTATTGTTTATCCCGATGGATACATTTTCAATGGAGTTATGGGTGCTGCTCAGTGGTGCTCATGTCCTGCAATGGTGTTATTTGATCTTCTCACAGATACTAGATATGGATTTGGTAATCATATAACTGATAGTTCTCTTGATCTTTTCTCCTTTGTTACCGCTAGTAAGTTTGCTAATACTCTTGTTGATGATGGATTTGGGGGACAGGAAGCTAGATTTAGTTGCAATGTAAATATTCAATCCTCAAGTGAAGCATTTGATTTAATAAACGAGTTAGCAGGTGTGATGAGATGTATGCCGATATGGTCTGCTGGTAGTATTCTTCTTGCTCAAGATAGTCCAAAAGATGCAAGTTATTTATTTAATTTAGCTAATGTAACTTCTGAAGGATTTAGTTATTCGGGAAGTGGATTAAAAACTCGAAATACTGTAATTTCTGTTTCCTATTTCAATATGGATAGTAGAGAAATAGATTATGAAGTTTATGAAGATACTGCTTCGATAGCCAAGCTAGGAGTAATTATTAAGCAAGTAAAAGGATTTGCGTGTACTAGCCGAGGTCAAGCTAGAAGATTAGCAAAAGCTATTTTATTTGCAGAACAAAATGAAAGTGAAATAGTTACATTTGCAACTTCTATAGATTCTGGTGTTGTTGTAAGACCTGGTGCTGTTATAGAAATAGCTGATCCTGTCCGTTCTGGTCTTAGAAGAGGTGGAAGAGTAAGTTCTGCTACAACTACACAGATAACAGTAGATGATTCTGCTGCAACCGATTTACCAACAACAAATAATCCAACTTTGAGTGTAATATTACCTGATGGAACTGTTGAAAGTAAGTCAGTATCAAGTGTCTCAGGTTCAGTTATAACAGTATCTTCTGCTTTTTCTCAAACTCCAAATGCTAATACAGTTTGGCTATTACAAGATGATACAGTTGAAGCTCAAAAATTTAGAGTGATAACAGTAGAAGAATCTGATGGAATTAATTATGCTATTAGTGCTTTATCTTATGTAAACGAAAAGTACGCATTTATTGAAGATGGTGCAACTTTACCAACAAGAACAGTATCAGTATTAAATGCTCTTAAAGATCCTCCTGCTGCGTTACAAGCTGAAGAAAAAATAGTTGAGATAAATAATCAGGCAGTATCGAAACTTATTGTAAGTTGGCAACCTATTGTCGGTGTTACACAGTATCAAGTTAACTACAGATTTAATAATGGTAACTTTGTTTCTACAACAGTTTCTTCTCCTGATTTTGAAATATTCAATACTGATATTGGAACGTATGAGTTTCAAGTATTCAGTTATAATGTTGGATTACAAACAAGTGCGACTTCTGCTGACTTAACTTTTAATGCTGTTGGTAAGACTGCATTGCCATCAAATGTAACTGGATTATCAGCCGAACCAATAAATGAAAAATTAGTAAGATTACGTTGGAATTTGTCTACAGATATTGATGTTACTCATGGAGGTAGGGTATATGTCAGACATTCTCCTTTAACTGATGGCACTGGTACATTTACAAATAGTACTGATTTAATTCAAGCGTTAGCTGGTAATACAACAACAGCAGAAGTTCCATATCTTGAAGGAGAATATATTTTAAAATTTCAAGATGATGGTGGTAGATTCTGTGCA